TAAATCTTTTATAAAGTAATCATCCTTAGACCATTCATCATAATGTTCTAGGTTAACACTAGATAAGCAACATACTGCTGTTCTTTCTTCGTTAGTAGGTAAAGTTATTTCTGAACATAAGTTGCTTTGTTTTATTTCTAAGCCTAAATCTTTTTGTCCTTGAGGTAAAGCATCATTACAGTTATCTATATTTATCATGTAAGGCTCACCAGTCTCTGCTCTTGCATAAATAATTTGCCACCATAGTTCTCTAGCATTTATAGTTTTAACTGCCTCGTTTGTTTTAGGGTCTATCAATCTCCAGTCTGCATCATCTCTAACAGCTTTAAGAAAATCATTAGTAATGTTAATACCGTTGTGTAAGTTTAAACACTTTCTATTTATATCTCCACCGGATTCTTTTCTCATATTTATAAACTCTTCAATCTCTGGATGAGATATATCCATATAGGCAGCATAACTACCACGTCTAGTCACACCTTGATTAAAGGCTAACATCTGAGAATCAACTACATGGATGAATGGAATACTTCCAGTAGAACGACTCCCACTAGAAGTAGAAATACCATTACTCCTAATATCTCCCCAGTATCCACCAATGCCACCCCCCGAACTAGCCAACCAAATATTTTCGTCATAATGAGAAGATAACCCATCACGACTATCGGGAACATAATTGAGAAAACAGCTAATAGGTAGCCCACGAGTTGTTCCCCCGTTGCTAAGTATAGGAGTGCTAAACATGAACCAACAATCGGAACTGTAGTTATACAATCTTTGAGCCATTTCATAATCCGTAGCACCCTTGAAGGTGGCAGCAAATACTGAAGCCCTAGCAAAAGCCTCTTGTGCATGTGTTTCTTCCTCCCAGAAATATCTATCTCTTAATGTATCTAAACTAAACTTGTCTAGCTTTTTTTCTTTTTCGTAATTTATCTCAATACCTAAATAAGGTTTTTGTCCTACTTTATCTTCTACCATAATTCTTATCTGTAATATTCTATTTTATCTAATAATTCTAATAATTTTTTTTCATACCATTCTGCTTTCTTTAAATCTTCAGTGCCGTTTTTATATCTAAATCGCCAACGATACTTTAAAGAATTACCTCGTAAGTATCCTATAAATTCTTCAGAGGTTAACATAGAGTCGATAGCATCGATACATTCAATCTCTCCTGTGTTATAATGTTTAGGGTTATTAACCATATCTCTTTCTTTTTCTAGTTCTATATCTCTTTCTTGCTCTAGTATTATATCTTTAATTGTTTTATGTTTGCTCATTTAATATCTCCTCTAATGTAGCGTTTGGATTTTCTTTTACCTTTTTATAAAACCATCTGAGAGTATAGGCACTAACCATAAATTTATCACTAGCAAATATATGTGTCTGTTCAGGTAAAAACTCTTGTAAATTTTTTGCAGTAATTTTAGTTGCATCTTCTCCGTCAGGAGTCATAGACCTAATCCACCTAATTAACAACTGAGTTGCATGTTTACGTAGTCTTTTTGCTTTTCTGCCATTCATTCGTAACCTCTATAACTTTAGGTGGTCTTGGTGTTTGTGTTAAATAAGTGTAGCCTCTTGAGTATTTAAATACTCTTAAACCTAATCCATCGTTAGCATCTGAATGACATTCAAACTTATGTCTACAATATACACATTCTTTAGGAAGTTTCATATTGCCAGAGCTACCTTCTGGTTCTGGATTATAACATCTTTGAGGTGGTTTGTCAAGCTTTATTGCTTTCTTAACATCTCTTATTTTCTTTTTAATATTAGGTTTATCAAACTCAGAAGGTCTAAATAAAGCTAACTCTCCAGTCTCTTTATTCATAGCTAAGAAGCCACCTTTTTTTGTACCTTCAGCTTCTTCATAACCTGCAAGTTGTGGAAGATAGCCGAAGGTATCTTGCTCTGCTAACGTACCGTCTTTAAATTTCTTGAAAGCAAAGCCTGAAGCAGTCTTAATATCTACTACTTCTCCGTCTATAGTACAGTCCATGTGTCCTTTAATACCAGAGACGGATACTTCTTTTTGTTCATTACCTACTTTGTGTCCAGAAATCTTTACTAAGAATAATAATACTTCTTCTAAGATATGCCCATATAAAAACTTAATAAAAACTGGAGCAGGTAAAGACTCAGTAGACTCATTCTCTGATTTTAAATCATACCATAACTGTCTAGTAGGTTTACCAATATTAGACATTCTTAACATATCTGAACTTCTTGGCGAAGGATTAGCCCAATGATGTAGCACTTCTTTAATTCTTTCTCCTAGAGCATCTATGTCTTCAGCACTAGCATCAAGAGGCTTCCCCTCTCCTAAAACAGAAAGCTTAGAATAAATATCCTCTATTAAGGTATCTAAATTTTTCATATTGTTTCGATTATATTCTTAGCATCTTGTTTGCTAATTTTAAACCATTCTCCTTTTTTCTGCTCAGAGTTTTTCTTTAGTAGTTTATGTGCTTTTTTCTCAGCATCTTTTCTATCATTAAAGAATCTACTATAATGTAATTTATAATCTCTGAAAGGACTAGATGTTTGATATTGTTTGCATCTATCTTTAGCATCAATAGCCATACCAACTTTTATCCAACCTTGCCAAGATGGATTACTTATAATATATATGTCTCCACTTTCTTCTTTGTTGTATAACATCTTAGCAATCTTACTGATAGCTTGTGGTTTCTTTATCTTACCAAAAACTAATTTAGTTAAGTTGCCTCCTTGCTGTAAGTATCCTTCGATAGTTCTAAACTTTCTTTTATAAAATACTAAACCATCCTCATTAAGATGATGATTGATACCTCTCTTTCTCCAAGTAGTTCCATCATACATTTTTCCATCTGCTCTGATGTCTCCGTTCTTAGGTTTTATATTAATGTGTTTCACTCCAGTTGTCTCCTACTTTGTATTCGCCATCTAAAGGACAGCGAAGATTAAAATATTCTCCTGCTTCTATTATAGCTTCGACTGCACGAAGTCCTACAAAGTCTGCTTGAGATTCCCTCACTTCAACTTGCCATTCGTCATGTATATTCGCAACGAACTTATAGTCAATAGTATTTAATTTTAGTTTACTATCTAATAAAGATAATGCTTTCTTCATAACGATAGCACCTGCTCCTTGTAATAAAGTATTTAAAGCAGCATGATTATTTCTAATGTAAAGCTTTCTGCCGTCTATACCCTTGAGGTACTTCTTAGCTGCTGCTCTCTGCACTCTATCTCTAAGAGATTTAAATTCTGGTTTATTATCAAAGAAATATTGTCTAGCTCTTTTACCATCTCCTGTATTTCCACCAACCACCTTGCCAAGTTTTTCATCTCCTGCTCCGTACATGAGGGCATAGATGAAAGTCTTTGCCTTATCTCTTGATTCAAGTCCTGCAAGTTTTTGATTAGAGGTGTGTATGTCTCCGTTAATGATTTCATTTATAAACTCCTTATCATCCATGTAATGTGCTAACATTCTTATCTCAAGACCACTAGCATCAATACCAACTAATTTATTTCCTTCGTCAACAATCCAACAAGCACGACACTCCTTACCATATTCGCTATTGATACTTGGAACTTGTGCCATGTTAGGATTTCTATGTGTCATCCTACCAGTAATCGTACCGTTAGGAATAACAAAGCCGTGAACTCTACCGTCATCTTGTAATGCTTCTAACCAAGACTCTATCTGTGCAATTCTTTTTTGCAGTAATAAAAACCTAGCTATAAGATTAGCCTCGTGAATGTGAGTTATCTGTGATAAAGTTTTCTCATCTACAATAGGCTGACCGGTAGGTGTAAATCTTTCTGGCTTCCAACCAAAGTCTGTTAGGTATTCACCAATCTGTTTACGACTACCAAGATTAAACTCTTGTAAAGTCTGTCTCATAAATGGTCGATAGTCAGAACTATCTAAACATCTTTGATACTCATCATCAGTAAGTCCTCTTTTAGATAGAGTTCCATCCTTTTTAATGTAAGGCTTAACTAACTTATCATCAACCAGACGAGGTTGAAATGTTTTATGTACTTCATCTTCAATAGATTGCATTTGTTCTCGTAGCTCTGCTAATAATAGATTAGCACTTCTCTCATCAAACTTAAATCCATTTACTTCTTGTTGTTTCATTATATCAGAAACAGAATGTTCTAAACAAACTGAGTCT